AAATTATGGCAATAACATCAGCAGTTTGTACAAGTTTTAAACAAGAACTTTTAGTTGGTACACACAATTTTACAGCAACGTCTGGAAACACTTTTAAATTAGCTTTATATACTAGTTCTGCATCTTTAGGAGCTGGAACTACTGCATATAGTACATCAAATGAAATTACTAATTCATCAGGAACTGCATACACAGCGGGTGGATCAGCACTTACAAGCGTTACACCAACAACAGACAGCACAACAGCTGTATGTGATTTTGCAGATTTAAGTTTTACTAATGCATCTTTCACAGCTAATGGATGTTTAATTTATAATGATACTAACAGTGATAAAGCATGTGTTGTAGTTGCTTTTGGTGGTGATAAAACGGTATCAAGCGGAACGTTTACAATTCAATTTCCAACAGCTGACGCAACTAGCGCAATCATCAGATTAGCCTAAAGGAGTAACGACGTATGTCCGTTACTAGAACTTACACAGTAACGGTGGTCAGCACCGGATCAGGCAATAAATATTTTATTGACGGAGTTCAACAAGCTACTTTAAATTTAGCTGAAAGTGGAACATACAAATTTGATGTTTCAGATAGCACTGTTGGTGGACATCCTTTTAAATTTTCATCAACTAGTGATGGAACACATAATGAAGGTAGTGAATATACAACTGGAGTAACCACAAGTGGTACAGCAGGTCAATCCGGAGCTTATGTTCAAATTACAGTAGCAACTTCCGCACCAACTTTATATTATTATTGTCAATATCATTCAGGAATGGGTGGTCAAGCAAATACTCCTACAGCAGATACTTGGGGAGCGTTAGGTTGGAATACTAATCGTTGGGGAACCAATGCAGAAATTACAACTGGTTGGGGAGCAGAGGCGTGGAGCACTGGCGGTTCATGGGGCCAAGCTAATGATGAATTAGTTCCTGTAACAGGTTTAAGTATAACTTCATCTATAGGTGAAGTAAGTGCTTTTGCTGAACAAGGTTGGGGTAGAGACTTTTGGAGTGAAGAACCTTGGGGTGAAAGTTTTGATCCTGTAATAAAACCAAGTGGTTTTTTAATAACTTCAGCTTCTGGTTCTGTTTCAGTATCAACAGAAATTAATGCAGGTTGGGGACAAGATGAATGGGGAGAAGAAAACTGGGGTCAATCAGGAATTTCTTTTGAATTAACTGCACCTGATGCAATACAATCTTTTGTTGGAACAGGTAGTCGTTGGAACGATGGTGCTTGGGGACAAGATCAAGCATGGGGCACATACACAATAACTCCTGCTGATGTAGTTGGATTAACTGGTCAAGAAATAACATCAGCTGTACCAACTCAATTAGATATACCAGAACAAATTTCAGGATTAGGAATAACTTCTGCTGTTGGTAGTTTAACAACAGTACAAGAAATTGTTGGGTTAACTGGTCAAGCAATAACATCAGCTGTTGGATCTATAGCTCCAGCAGATGTAATGGGATTAACAGGAGTTTCAGCAACAGCCTCAGTAGGTACTATTACAACTGGTGCTACAGAAATAATAATACCAACTGGAGTTTCAGCAACAGTTTCTGTTGGCGTTATAGACCCTATTCCAATGGTAGTAGGATTAACGGGTCAAACTATGACCGCATCTGTTGGATCTACAACAGTTGCCGATATAAGTGTAGGATTATTAGGTCAAGAAATAACTACTGCTGTAGCTGCTTTTGGTACTGCTTCAGGGTTTGGAATTCAAGCATATTCAAACGTTGACACAGGGTCAAATTCATCATATACAAATGTTGCAACTGGGTCAAATACAAGTTATAGTGACGCTGCATAGGAGATAAAAAATGGCATCAACATATACGGGATTAGGAGTAGAACTTCAAGCAACTGGTGAAAACGCCGGAACATGGGGAACTAAGACTAATACAAACTTACAAATTTTAGAACAAATATCAGGTGGATTTACTCAGCAATCAATTGCTGGTGGTGCACAAACAACAGCTTTATCAGTTTCAGATGGATCAACTGGTGCAGCTCTTGCACACAGAATGATAGAATTTACTGGAACTATTACAGGAAATCAAATCGTAACAATACCTATAGATGTTCAAACTTTTTACATTTTAAGAAATACAACATCAGGTGCATACACTGTACAATTTAAATACGCTTCAGGATCTGGAGATTCATTTACTTTTACAGCTACAAATAAAGGTGATCAAATTATTTTTGCTTCTGCAAACGATGGAACAAACCCAGATATTGTAACCGTTTCTACAGGTCTATCTAGTGTTGTAGCAGATACTTCACCACAATTGGGTGGAGACTTAGATGTTAATGGCAACAAAATTGTTTCTACATCTGATGGAAATATTGAATTAGAACCAAACGGAACTGGAGATGTTATACTTGATACAGACCTAGTTTTAGTTGGTGGTGGATCAGAAACAGGCTCTATAACTTCAAATGGTGCATACGACTTAGTATTAAAAACTAATTCAGGCACTAATTCTGGTACAATAACGATAACAGATGGCGTAAATGGTAATATAAACTTAGCACCAAACGGTACTGGCCAAGTACAAGCAGGTGGTGCTCAATTAGCCACAATGGGAAAATCTATTGCAATGGCTTTAATTTTCGGGTAAAAACAGGAAAGGAAATAAAATATGGCAAATCCAAATCTAGTAAATGTAGCAACAATTAATGCTGGTAACTTAGGCTTTAATTTATCTAACACATTAACTGCAACTTTATTAACTGTTGCATCAGATGTAATTTTAAAAGTAAATAGAATTACTTGTGCAAACGTTGATGGTAGTAGTTCAGCTGACCTTGACTTATTCGTTGATGGTATGGGTAACGGTGCAACAGGTATTACCGCTACCGGTAACGCAACTGTATACTTAGCAAAAACTGTAGCTGTTCCAGCTGATTCAACTTTAGTTGTTGTTGACTCTCCAATCTATTTAATGGAGGCAGATATTTTAAAAGGCGGAGCTAGTGCTTCGGGTGATCTAGACTTATATATATCTTACGAAGTATTAAACGACGCGTAGGAGGGTAAAAGCTTATGGCTCATTTTGCTCACCTCGATTCAAATAATATCGTGAAACATATATCTGTAGTTTCTAATGATATAGAAACTTCTGATGGACCATTAGGTGAAAATGATATGCACGTTGATGGAGAAACTTGGTGTAAAAATTTTCACGAAGGTCAAAAATGGACTATAGATAACGAAGTCGTTTCTTGGAAGCAAACTTCATACAATAATAATTTTAGAAAAAGTTATGCTTTAATAGGTGGATCTTATGATCCAACTAGAGATGAATTTGTTGGAATTAAACCATATGATAGTTGGACATTAAATGCCACAAATGATTGGGTATCTCCCTTAGCAAACAATCCAACAGAAAGACCGGCTGAAGGATGGATGACAATGTGGACGTGGGATGAAGAGAATCAAAGATGGAACTGTACAAAAGAAGTGGATGATGGTAGCATAGCTCACTGGAATCCAAATACACAACAGTGGGATATACAATAATATGTCAACAACAGTTACAACATTAAATTATTTAACAAGCACTAAAGCTGGTAACACATTAAGAGATAATGGTGGTTATACAGCTTTATCATACACGCCTAGTGCAGCGGTTTCTGAAGCTTTTACAGTTTTTACATCTGATGGAACTTTCGCACCTCAAGGAGGAAGTTCTGATTTAACAATTATTTCAGTTGCTGGAGGGGCCGGAGGAGGCGCTGGAAATGGATGTGGAGGCGGAGCGGGAGGAGTAAGAACCGCAACAGATATTTCAAATCCCGGTTCACCTGCTAGTGTTACAATTGGAGCTGGAGGCAGTGGCGGAGTAAATCCAGGAAGTCCATCTTATGATGGAGGTCAAGGTGGAAATACTTTTATAGGACCTTCACCAAGTCCAATTTTTATAACTCATGGTGGTGGATCAGGACCTGCAGGACAAAACGAGGCAGGAAGTTCTGGTGGATCTGGCTCGGGAGGAAACAATAGTTCTGGAGGATCAGGTAATACACCTTCTTTTTCTCCACCTCAAGGTAATCCAGGTGGAACACAACAATGGCCCGCAAGCGCTAACCCAGCAAAAATGGGAGCTGGTGGTGGTGCATCCGGTTCTGGACAACCAGGACCTGGTGGAAGAGCTGGCGGAGCCGGTTTAGATACTTCACCTGTAATTCCATCTCCAGAGGGTGGTGGAAGTTTTGGTGGCGGCGGAGCTGGAGGAGCATATTTTAACCCACCTGCATCAGGTGGATCTGGTGGCGGCGGAGCTGCTGGCCCAGGACCTCTTAATGGAAGTAGCAACACAGGTGGCGGTGGAGCTGGAATGGGTGGTAATAACCCACTTAATAGAGGCGGAGCTGGAGGATCAGGTAAAATGGTTATTAAAGAATCTGCTGAACCTGCTTCAAATCAAGGTGGAATTTGGAATCAACAAGCACATTATTTATACGTTCTTACTGGCAAATTTTAAGTGATCTTTGAGAAAGAAGATATATTACCTAAAGGTGATATTGAAAATATAGAAAGAATTGTAAAAGATTATAACTTTCCTTGGTTCTATAGACCCTCTACTTTAAATAATTTTCCTTATAACTCTCATGCTTTACTAGATCCAAGTCTTGGTAAAAACTCTCCACACTATGATTATTTTAAAAAAATTTTTGATAGGTTGTGTGAAAGATCTAATATTAAAGTAAATAAAATTTTAAGAATGAATATTAATATGAGTTTTCACTATACGGCTAAACATGCTGATTTACATGTAGACCATGATTTTTCTCATCAAGTAATGATATTTTATTTAAATAATGCATCTGGAAACACTTTAATATTTAATGAAACCTTTGAAGAAAAAAAACAACCTGAAATAGATTATAAACGTAATTGGTATAAAATTCAAAAAGAACACACTCTTAAACACACAATAATTCCTAAAAAAAATAAAGTTGTTTTCTTTGATGGAATCAATTATCATGCTCAAGAATTTTGTAAACCAGATGAAGAAAGAATAATTTTTATATGCACTTTCCAATAACTATTATAGATAATTTTTTTGATGAGCCAGATAAGGTTGTAACTTTAGCAAATTCTTTGCAATATCATTCAAGACAAAAAGGAGACTATTGGTATGGTTTAAGAAGTAAACCTTTACACGAAGTTGATAAGGGTTACTTTGAATGGTCTAGTCAAAAAATATTACGTGCTTTTTATAAAGACGAAACACGTCATGTTTGTAATACTTGTTTTCAAAAAACACCTGGAATAAAAAATATATCTAACGAGGGGTGGATACATACAGATAAGTGTTTAATGGCTGCAATTATATATTTAGATAAAGATAATATTTCCGGAACTAATTTTTATAAATCTAAAACTTTTGGTAAACAAAAATCTGTTAGTGCTGAAATACATAATCAAGATAGTTTTACAGAAGAAGAGTTTGAAAAAGCAAGAAATCAAAACAATATACATTTTAAAAAAACTGTAGAAGTTGAAGGTTTATACAACAGAGCTGTAATATATGATGCTAAAATATATCATGGTGCAAACTTACATCCAATTAATACGGAGAGATTAACACAAGTTTTCTTTTTTTATAGTGTAGAAAAAGATTGGTTTCCTATAATTTCAATAAGAAAGTTTGAAGAATGAATTTAGAAAATTATTATTGGTGGTTTGATTCTATGATTCCTCACAGAGTGTGTGATGAAATAATTAAATATGGTTTATCTTTTAAACAACAGTTAGCAGTTACTGGAGATTATCAAAATAAAAAACAATTAACGGATGAGGATAGAGAAAAATTAAAAGTACAAAGAGATTCTTATGTAAATTTTTTAAATGATCCTTGGATATATAATCAAATAAATCCTATTATAAATTTAGCTAATCAAAACGCTGGTTGGAATTTTCAATGGGATATGTCAGAAGCATGTCAATTTACTAAGTATGCTTTAAATCAACACTATAATTGGCATTGCGATGCTTTTCCTAAACCTTATACTGAACCGCCTTGGAGAAAAGGTTTAATTAGAAAACTATCTGCAATAGTTGCATTATCTGATTCTTCTGAATATGAGGGAGGAGAGTTAGAATTTGATTTTAGAGATAAATCTAAAAAAGAAATTGTTGTGTGTAATGAAATTAAAAATAAAGGTTCTGTTATAGTTTTTCCATCTTTTGTTTGGCATAAAGTAAAACCAGTAACTAAGGGTTTAAGATATAGTTTAGTAGCTTGGAATTTAGGAAAGCCTTATGTTTGATAAAGTTTATGCTTTAGGGTTTCCCATTTATAAATTTTATTATGATAAAAATAAAATAGACCAAGTTTATCAAGAATTATTAAAACTTGAATATAATCAAAATCCTAGTAATATGATGTGGTCAGGAATGAAAGAAGATGGGACAGGAATAAATTTACATTCGTTACCACAGTTTAAAGAAATTTTTTTGTGGTTTCATGATTGTTTAAAAGAAGTTAAAAAAGATATGAGACTAACTTGTGATGAATTAAAAATAGTAAGCTCTTGGGCTAACTTAAATAAAACAAATGAATCTTTTCATTCGCATCAACATCCTAATTGTTTTATGAGTTCTAATTATTATGCTTCTGGTGTATTAAATGATAAAACTGTTTGGTATGTAGAAAACCCTTACTTTAAAAATTCTAATCTTCAACCTATATCTAGCGACGATGTAGATAATGGAAGTTTATATTTAAAACATGTAGAAGATACTGAACCTGGTAAGTATGTGGTTTTTCCTCCGTCAATAATGCATTATGCTACAAAGAACACGGATCAAGAACCAAGAACTACTATAGCTGCAAACATATATCCTAATGGCACTATATCTTGTGGTGGTGTATCTAAATTAAAAATAAAGGTGGTAGATTAATGTCTTTCAAAGATAAAAAATATACAATTAAAAAAGGAGCCATATCAAAAGAAATGGCTAGTTTTATTTACGATTATGTTTCTTTAAAAAGACAAGCAGCTAGAACAATGTTTGATGTTAAATATCTATCTCCATACACAGAATACTTTGGAGTTTGGAACGATCAACAAGTTCCTGAAACATACTCACATTATGCAGATATAGTAATGGAAACTTTATTAGAAAATTTAAGATCATTAATGGAAAAAGAAACCGGTCTTGTTTTATTGCCAACTTACTCTTATTTTAGAATATACAAAAAAGGAGATATTTTAAAAAGACACAAAGATAGAGCAGCTTGTAGTGTATCAACTACAATGAATTTAGGTGGAGACCCATGGCCAATATTTATTAACCCAAATCAAAACGAAGGACATACCGAAGGACCACATAGAGGAATCCATAAAATTCAAGATTATGTTCCATCTGATAGTCCTGGTATAAAAATAGAATTAGAACCTGGTGACATGTTAATTTATTCTGGATGCGATTTAGAACATTGGAGAGAACCTTTTGAAGGAAGCAATAATGCTCAAGTATTTTTACATTACAATAATAAAAGTGAACCAAATGCTAGAGCTGAAAAATTTGATCGAAGAGTTCATTTAGGTTTACCTGCATGGTTTAAGGGAAAAATCAACTAAGATTTTAAGTAGATTTTTTAATGATATTCCAGTAAAGTAAAGTAAACTAGGAATAATATGCTTCAGAAGATAGGTTTCGCACCCGGTATAAACAAACAAATATCACAAACCACGGCAGAAAGTCAGTGGGTAGACTGTGATAATGTAAGATTTAGATATGGATCACCTGAAAAAATAGGTGGCTGGAATCAATTAGGCACACAAAACGAAAATGAATTAACTGGTGCAGGACGTGGTCTTCACCATTTTGTAAATAGCTTAGGTAGAAGATACGCTATCATTGGCACAAACAGAATTTTATATGCATACTCAGGCGGTGTATTTTATGATAT